TAGCGGTCAGTTTGAGATCTGTCCAGATACAGATCGTTATCATGCCCAATGTTACAGCGAATGGCACGGTTCGTTGCGCATGAGTGAGGTAGTCAAGGCTATTCCTAGTCATGTGGAGATTAGGAAAGGCACTCGGACTCAGGCTATGGTTTATTCTCTGAAGGAGGAGACCAGGACGGATGAGTTAGGTAGTTATGGGGAATGGCTTCCCGACGCAGAAGAGTCTGCTCGACTGTCGGGGGGGAAGTCATCCAAAACTTTGTCATCGATCGCAGTTGCCGCGATCGTGGAATATGGGATGACACCGCAGCAGATAGCTGCGGAGCATCCTCAGGTTTATTTTCAGCATTATCCTAGGATTAATGCGTTATATGAAGCAAGGAGAGTTGGATAATGCCTTGCTCTTGTTTGAGGCCACGTCCTGTTGGCGTGGGTGGATGGCTTTGCGCAGCTTGCGGGAAGCCAACAGTGTTTAATCCTCTTTCTGAGGAAGAATGATTATAGTGTGCAAATTGCACCGGTAGGCTATGCAGCCTGCACAGACTGTGCTTTCATACGAAGTTCCTAATGGAGCGTCGTATATTGATATCGCCAAGGGCCTGTCTCAGGTCAACCGGCGTGCGTATCGCCAGGGAATGGAATACGCAGTAGGTAAGGTGACTTTTGCTTATACCGCAGACCCTGGGTCTATTTTGAATGTCAGTTTGACATGTTCTACTGCAGGTAATACCTGGGTAGTGCATAACGCCTGGAAAAAGGCGTATGCTCATTGGATAGCGCAACAGCGCAGAGCCCGTCGTCTGATCGGGCAGTCGGCAAAGCCGACGTGGGAGGATTTCAAAGTGTATCTTGATGATGCACATCGGGCGGGCACAATTGATGCCGTTATAGCCGGCGATGGTGTACCTGTAGGAACCGGAGAGTGGGATTACTCGAGGTTGATTTGGGAAGCAGATGATGACTCTATTGATGAGGTCTATCTGCATTTGATTGGTGGGGATGTCTCGACCACCGATTGGGGTCTTATTCTGGGTTACCAGAATAGTCGGGCTACTGTTCAGCCTGAAGACCCAGATTTGCCTGGTGAGTATAGTATCAATATGTATACTAAATTAGCTCAAGATCAGGATGCTGCCGTCGATGAGGTGGCGCAGAATATGGAGGACGAGAATGATGAGCCTCCATATGATCAGGATGACTATCCTGGTAATGATACTAATTCTGATGCCCCTTGGCCGCAGGATTTGGCGATTGCATCAACCTCAGTCCCGTTAGGGGTAGTGCCCGGTTTCGTGGCACAGTGTGGTTTGATTCGGATGTATCTTGGTGCTAGAAACGTTGTTGGTGGTGGTACTGGAACAGCACCGGCGACTTTGGTGCTAGTGCACCTGGTGCCTGGTAATTACAAGGGAGTGGCAGCACTCCCGATGGGGCAGTGATCATGTTGAGCGACGTCCCAGAAAAGGTAGTTCCCCTGGCTAAGGGGGCTCAGGTATTGAACCTGATTCGGGAGAATCAGTTGATTACAGCTGTAATCGTTTTCATGCTCTGGCAGGCTGGTGCTCTGCAGAGTGGTATAGGTCTGATTGGAGGTGTCTGTTGATGGCTCGAAGGAAGAGTTGGAAGAAGGGTAAAGTGTTTACTAAAGGGCGGAAAAAGGTCCGCTATATTTACCCTAATGGTAAGAAGAAAGGTCGAAAGTTAGTCTCCGCTAGTGGTCGGAGGCGACGCTGATGATTAGGCCAGCTATCTGGGTGCTCGAGCAAGAGTATGAGTTTGCGAAGAAGCATTTTTCATGGGGTCCGGGAGGACCAATGGCAAAGCCTCTGAAATTGGTTCCATTGATTATAATGGGTATTACTCAAACTGCAGTAATATCCGGTATGCCGTATGCGAGTCTGATTAAAGCGCATGGTTTTGTTGAAGATTATGTGTGGATGCGAACTGCTCCACAGCATAGAATCCGAGGATTCAGGGCCGGCCCTGGTGTTCCCAAGGGTATCCATCCATATGGATGGTCGGTCTCCAGGAAGGCGGCATTTCGCCTTGGAGCTGCTAAGGTAGCAGCGCGTTTCATCCCCTATGTTGGATGGGGATTGCTTGCCTACGATCTGTATACGGTAGGTAAGTGGGCTCACGGGAAAATCAAAGATTGACTCCAAGGACTGGCCCACCTTGGTGCACTGCACTAACGGGCCGCATGTCTTCCCCGTGTTCCGAAATGGACGGAGCCCTCGTTCTGGGCGGGGGGTCCATTGTCGGTCGGTGTTAATGGGTTGGCGTATTATTACCCAACCCATTATGGGGGTTCACAATCGCTTGACAGAACGCGGTGAAACCACTGTTAATCCACCTAATGTTTAACTACCCTAGAGTGACCGGCTTTGGCTATGGCTGGACAAAGACGGCATTGGGTGCACACTGTGCATAAGGGACATATCGGCGCTGACGATATGACTGACAACACTTTCAGGGCGCTGGTAAGAGTGTTGTTCGAGGGTCTAGCAGAAGACACTCGATGTCGCTGGTTTAGCGGTCAGTTTGAGATCTGTCCAGATACAGATCGTTATCATGCCCAATGTTACAGCGAATGGCACGGTTCGTTGCGCATGAGTGAGGTAGTCAAGGCTATTCCTAGTCATGTGGAGATTAGGAAAGGCACTCGG